GTTTCCCAGTCACGATCGGTACAGGTGTTGTTCAATCAATCGTGTCTGAAGTTCTTCCTACGCTTGTTGACTTGTCAAATCAGTTTGTTGAAAACTCAAGCAAGGCTGGGACCTTTACTCAGGCTGGTCAAGTGATGAAGAGGATGCTCGCTGAGGTGGCAGCATTTGCCCTTGAGACTGGTCAAGCCTTTCGCGCTCTCTCGATTGTTGCGGGAGTGATGAGTGAAAACTTTTACAGCGGCGAGGGGTTCTCTGCTGCAATGGAGCGTTGGAAGACCGGGTTTGCCACTATCAAGACGGATGCTGCCGAGACAAAGAAACGGATAGAGGAGATTTACAAATCTCTCCAAGGGCCACAGTTCATAAAACCTGGCGGCAGCTTGATGGCCGGTCTTGGAGATGAAGCGGATAGTCCGACGAAGCCAAGTGCACCCGTTATCCTTTCGGACATAAAGACCAAGGCTGATGAAGCTGCAAAGGCCATGGAGAAACTGAAGCAAGAGGGACAATCCGTCTGGGAGAGCACAAGGACAGAGGCTGAGAAGTATCAGCTTGCCCTCCGCAATCTGAATGACCTCCTTAGCCAAGGCGTGATCGACCATGAGACTTATGCTCGTGCGGTTGAAGATTTGCAGGATGGATTTGCCAAAACTTCAGAGGAAGCCAACAAGGTTGCTGATGAGGTTGCAGGAGAATTGCAGTCAGCCTTCTCTTCGTGGATTGATAGCGCGATTGATGGGACCTTCGATCTTCAATCGTCTCTGTCCAGCCTTCTTGTTAGCTTGACGAAGCTCGCAGCCAACAATGCACTTCTTGCCTTGCTCAGCGGCTCTTCCTCGCCAAGCCAAGGCGGCGGTCTTGCGGGCTTCCTTGGCGGCCTTCTCGGTTTTGCTTCTGGTGGTACTATCCTTCCTGGAGGAACGGGAGGGATCGACAGTCAGTTGGTGATGTTCAGGAAGTCCCCCAATGAACGAGTTGATATCTCAAAGCCTGGTCAATCCATTGGAGGCGGGACGAGCGTTGTAATCAATGACAATCGCAGCAATGCTCCGCCGGTTGAAACGAAACAAGACGATGACGGAAACATTCAAGTATTCATCCGTGATCAGATGAATACGACAATCAATCAAGGCTTTGCTGACGGCTCTCTCGGTTCACGCTTTTCCGTTCGCCCTTCTAGGTTGAGGAGGTAATCTTGGCAGACTACACTTGGCCAGTCTCTCTTCCATCTTCTCCGCTGTCTGGCACTCTTCGTCAATCAGCTCAAGATGCAGTCTTGAGAGGCCCAGCAGATGCAGGGGAAGGGGAAATACGCTTGCGCTTTTCAGCAGTGTCCAAGATGATATCGTTTGTGATGCTGATGACAACAGAACAAGTGGCAACGCTTGAGGTCTTTTTTGCAAGCACTCTTTCTCATGGCGTCTCACGTTTCAATTTCGTTGATCCTGTGATAAATGAAACGAAGGAATTTCGCTTTCAAGAGCGATACTCAATCGAACACTCTCAGCACAATCTGTACAGAGTTTCAATCTCTCTTATACGGAAGGCTGAGTAATGGTTGACTTTCCCTCTTGGGGACATGCATGGGCGACGGCTCGCTTCAGTCTTGATCCGGCCTGCATGTTGTTGACTGTGACTCATCCGGAGATGGAAACAATTAGGCTTGCTCGCTATCCGGAAGACATAGTTAGCCGCTCGCAGACGTTCAAGGCTTCTTGGTTTGAGCCGGAATGGGTGAACGATGATGGGCAAATTCCTCGCTGCACTCTTTCGTTCCCAAACATTGACAGGCGTGAAATTGGCCAGAGATATCTCAAGAAGCCAACGGCACCAGAAGTGACTCTTGAGGTGATTGCCATTTCGGCTCCGGATGAACCGATAAAGGCAGTCTATGGCCTTGAGCTTCGCGGCATCACAATTGATCCTGTGTCGATAACAGGCGACTTGATGGGGCGTGATCACAGCTCAGAGCCTGTTGGGAAGATCATTGTTATCCCCTCCCGTTTCCCAGCATTGTATCGACGCGTAAGGAAAACTTGATGTGGGCCGATAAGTACGTTGGCCTTCCTGCTGAAGGCAAGTGGCCTTGCTGGGCTCTGGTTCGATCTGTGTGGAAGAGAGAGCTTGGCTTTGTGATGCCAAGCTTCGAAGGACAACGAGAAGAAGACGCTATTGATCTTGGGTCTGCAAATTTCGTTTCGGTCATTCCAACTCAAGAAGCGCCGTTTGATGCGCTCTTGAATAAGACCAACGTGATTGGGTTCCCAAAGTTTCACATTGGAGTGATCGTCAAGAAAGGTCTTGTTCTTCACGTCAACGAAGGTGATGTTTCTTTGATTGATCACGTGTCTATTTTAAGACCGTTCAAACTGTTCAGAGGGCCGTGGAAGCAAAGAGATGAGGGCTAGACTTTTTCTCACTCCGATTGACGATCCAATTGCAGAGATGCACGTTGGTTCCAAAACACGTCTGCTCGATCTCGTTCCGGATGATCTCTCCGTTGAATGGTTCAAGGAAGACGGCATCATAAGGATTGACGGAGAGCTAATCCCGCCTGACAAGTGGAAAAGTGTATCTCTTCTCCCGAATAACAACAGTGTGGTTGATTTTGTCTTCGCGGTCCCTTCTGGAAAGAAGACATTCGCCATCTTAGCTACTGTGGCTGCTATTGCTCTGACTGCTGGCATCGCCGCATATGGTATTCCATTCCTAGGTGTTGCAGCTGGAAGCTTCTGGGCCAATGCCATTGCTGCGGGAATAGGCATTGCCTCCTCCCTTGCCATCTCCGCTTTAACCGCTCCTCCTTTGTCAGGGAGCCGCTCGCCTGATGACAGGATTACGTCTCAAGCAGGCGTTTCTGGGAATACGATCTCTCTCCTTGAGCCGTTGCCGGTTGTTGCTGGGAAAATTGGAACGTCTCCACCTCTTCTCTGTCCTCCCTATACCGAGTGGGATGGCGATGAGATAACGGCCTATGCTATCGTCGGGCTTCAAGGAAGATGCCTGATTGAGAATGTGAAGATCAACGGGCTTGATAGTGCAACCTACGCTGGTGCCACGATTGAGACGAAGGAAGGATATGCCGGCGATACTGCCAGAACGCTTTTCCTCAATACCGTTATTGAGGAGCGTGATGGCATAACGCTGACCAACTTCAAGACTGACAACACTGCTCTCCGAAATGATGAGCTCCTTGATCAGGCAACGCCTGATAACTCTTCGCCTCATCAGCATGAGTTTCGGACAGCAGGCAGTTGGGATGAAGTCCTTTTCCGCTTCATGTTCCCCTCTGGCATTGTTTACGCGCCTGATGCTGCTGCCGCAGTTGTTCCTCTTCGAATGGAGATAAGGAAGGTTGGTGATGTAACTTGGAGGAAGCTGCCTACCTTTCACTTCCAAGACGTGAACAAGGGCGGCGCTCCGATGAGGGCGGAGATACGCCTGAAGAGAACGGCTACGCCTGATGGTGGCAGGCATTTCGCATGGGGTGGAAATGAGTTCCCGATCTTGAGCGCGTCCAACTTGACCGGTGACGGCAAGACATGGGAGTATGAGTCCGATGCTTACTTTGGTTCCGGAGTGACCATCGACGCTTATGGCGCCATTGGCGTTGCCTTGACTTCAGACTCTTCTGCCTCGCCAATTGTTGTTTCCGCTTCTTCCGCTTCTGCCGGCGCTGCACATCAAGCCCATGATAGCAGCTCGGTCAGTTATTGGAGTCCTGCTGCTGGCCTTCCCGCTTGGCTGAAGGTTGATTTCGGTTCGGCAAAAACCATTCGATCATACTCTGTGCGTTCTGATTTTACGAACGTTGATCAGCGCCCCAACTCTTGTCCAACGGTATGGACGATTGAGGGATCAAACGACAACACCAACTGGACTGTTGTGTCCACTGTTGATGACTCTGAGTATGACACTTTCGTTATAGGCCATTTCCAAATTGACGATCCAGGCTCCTATCGTTACTACCGCATCAACATCTCTGCGGTAAAGTCAGGCACTCAGCCTCGCATTACTATGATGACTTGGCGCGAGACTGATGTTTGGGGAAGCCAATTTGGAAACTGGAATGTTGGCCAACCTTACGGAGACACTGCTTACAATCAAGGATTGACGACGAAGATCAAGTGCAAGTACGTTTCGCTTGATCGAAAAGGAGCAACCGTCTTTCTTGATCCGACTGAGTGGGAGGCAGGGGATTACGAGATAAGGCTGAAGAGAGGCTGGGCAGGCCGCTATGATCTCTTCGGCGATGAGACAACCTATTTCTATGATGGGAACGTGAACAACACCTACTTCTTTGATGCTCAGTTAGGCGGCGGCGTCTATTCAATCTATGCTGGCCCGAAGAATTACCGATCTGATACCACCATCGAAGCGTTCCAGACTATTGAGTACACGGAGCCGCTTGACGCGACTGGAATTGCTTTGATTGCTGTGGCTATTCCCAATGTTCAAATCTCTTCCATCTACGCTGAGTTCACCAGCTATGCAACCATCTTCAATGGAACCTCTTGGGACCCAGTTCAAATTCCAACTTCAAATCCGGCTGCGATTTACAGAAGCATCTTGCTTGGCTCCACAAACTTCAAGCCGGTTCCTGGTCCAGCAATTGACGAGGACAATCTTGAGGAGTGGTACGATTATTGCGTCACCAATAGCCTCGCGGTTAATGCCATAATCAACGGAAGGTCTGTTGGAGAATTCAAGCAGCTCGTTGCTTCTGCAGGATACGCTTCTCCACGTGACGCTGATCTCTATGGCGTCGTCATTGACAAATATACATCGGCTGATCCGATCCAGTATCTGATCACTCCTCAGAATAGCAAGGCAGATAGAGACGTTTCTGAGATCAGAGACATTCCGGATGCAATCAGAGCTGAGTACAACAACGCCGCGATATCCTATGGCGTTGATCATGTGATCGTTTATAGAGACGGAAAGGATGCTGGGAACTCGACTGTGTTTGAGACGATCTCTTATCCAGGCCTAACGAGCGAAGCTGAAGTGATAGCCAGAGCAACATTTGATCTTCGGCAGTCATATCTTCGTCAGACAAGGTACGTTCGTGAAGTTGGATTGAGTTCAATTGGAATAAAGAGAGGTACTGTTGTTGGCCTATCCGATGACACAATTGACGGAAACACAATGACTGGCTGGATCAAGAGTGTTGAGATTTCCGGTGGCAACGTCATCTCAATCACTCTTGACAACGTTGCTCCTTGGTCCTTGTCCGATGAATTTGAAAATGTTGAAGACCTATCGTCAATAACTGACGTGCTTGATTCATCTCAAGCGATGGGCGTTGCCATCCGAATTCCCGGATCAAATGTCTTGATAAAGCAAGTCAGCAACGTCTCTGACTCCAACGTCTGCACCTTCTCAACTCCGTTTGCAGACGATGGCTCTGTAGTTCCAAATCTTCTTGTTGCTGCAGGAAACATGTCCACGGTCTATCGTCGCTGCAAGGTTCTTCAAGTGACCCCAGTCGGGTTCGAGAAGAGAAGACTTGTTCTTGTTGACGAAGCAAACGAACTTCATTCTTAGGAGGCAATCGTGCTCAAGCGTATCTCTCTAG